GTAGCCGTTGCGGTAGGCGGTATCTTCAACCCTGTGGGTTCCGAAAAACTCTGCGGCAATTCTTGCGGCATCCTTGCGGGTAATGCAGTTCATCTCAACTTCAACTCCGATTGTCTGGTTCTTAAGGTTTTCAATCTGCTTTAAGGTTTTTTCTTTCATTTTTGTGCCTTCTTTTTGGTTAATGTTTGTTCGTTTTGTTGTGTGTATATTCACTCTGAAGGCACACTATAGCAACTTAATAATCGATTATATTTCGATATTTATTTTGTATATAAATCATTGATTTACTTGCTATTTTTGACGATTCTACATACGTCTTCTCCGAAAGCTAAACCCAGACTTGAGCCGTTCTGCCAGCACACGTGAATCGTTGCAACATCGTCGACATGCATAACGGTTCCGAGAGTTCCCGGAGGCGGTGCATGATCATCATTCATGTGTACCAATTCAACTACGGTGCCCTTGGGAAATTCCCTGCGGAGGCGTTCCACAATTTCTTTACTCGGAAACTTCATCTTGAACCTCCTTTGGATCTTCCTTCACCGTCTTGAAGGCTGAACTGCCGTCAAGGTTGGAAAGCAGAATTTTGCGGCTCTGTTTGAACTCATTCCCGATAAACCCCAGTCGGAGCAGGAAGCAGCGGAAGGCATACTTCTCGTTATCCACCTCCCTCACCCTTGCCGTGATGCGTTTCTGCTCTGTGCTCATTTTGCAGATGGCGGCAATGAACTGGGTGTAAGCCAGAGCATGGTCGGGAGCCGGATCAACAAACCACGGAAAGGAAACTCTGTCCTCATGGATTTCAAAGGCAAGGCTGTCAATGCCGAGTGCCTTGCGGATTAGTGCTCCTTTGGCATCGAGGAGCTTCTGCAGGTTTTCTGTGTTTACCTTGTCGGCAGGCATCTCAATGGTGAGGATGTCCGGCTCAGAAACTTTAAGTTCCTTTTCTTCAGACTTATCGGCGGTTCCTTCAAAGCCTGCCTCGGCAAGTTCGTTTAAAAGCTCCCCGGCGTCAATCTTGTCATCGTAAACCAGAGCTCCTTCAGCGGTTACCGTGAAGTCTCCAATCACAAAATTGGTGGTCGGCATGCCCTGGTATTCAGCCTTGATTCCGGTAATCCTTGAGATAGCCTTGACCAGCTCCTTGCGCTCTGCGCCCTTGAGGTTAAAATCGATCTTCATCGTTATGTCTCCATGTTTGTGTTCGTTTTCGTTAGGGACATATTTGCTCTGTCAAAACACTATATCAAGTCAATTTGTGCAGAAAAATTCACTATATTTAGTGTTGTGGTTGTTCCTCAGGTATTTCCACATCGGCATAGTTCAGCTTCTCACCGTCGCGGATTAGGAATACATCATCAGCGCTACCGTTCTTCTGCTGAATGTATCTCTTTACCGCCACGTCCACGAACTTAGGTTCAATCTCCACGCCGTAGCAGATGCGTTCCGTCTGCTCGCAGGCAATGAGCGTTGATGCTGAACCCAGAAAGCCATCAAGGACTATGCCGTTAGTCTGGGTGGAAAGTTTTACGAGATAGGCAATGAGCGGTACCGGCTTGCTGCTCGGATGCCCGAAGCCGTCCTCCTTCGAGTTTCTGATCCCGTCGAATTCAAACACCACGGTCTGCTTTTGATCTCCATACCATTTGTGGGTACCGTCTTTGCGCCAGCCGTAGATGATTGGCTCCATGTTGTACTTCCAGTCGGTTCTCGAAAGCGGGAACCTCGGCTTTTTCCAAATCAGACCGGCACCAACCTTGAACCCTGCATCCTCAAAGGCATCATAGAAAATGCGGGACTTGGAGGTGGCGTAGAACTCGTAGAAGGACGCATCCTTTGCCATGCTGTTTTTGAAGTTGGCAAAGACCTTCATCAGAAACTCATAGGCTGACTTGTCATCAAGATTGTCGTTTCTGATTTTCCCGGAGGCATTCTGCAAGTCCACGAAGTACGGAGCATCGGTGCAAACCAGGTTTACCTTCACGTCCCCGAGTAGAGTCTGATAGGTTTCAGGCATGGTGGAATCACCGCAGATTACGGTGTGTCTCCCGAGATGCCAGACGTCCCCGGTCTTGGAGAAACACGGTTTCTGGAGCTCTGCCTCAACATCGAAGTCATCCTCTTCACCCTCAGCATCGATGGCAAAGAGCTCTGCCAGCTCATCCTCGGAAAAGCCGGTCATGGAGAGATCAAAACCTAAGTCCTGTAATTCCTGCATCTCCACGGCCAGCAGTTCTTCATCCCATCCGGCATCAAGAGCCATGCGGTTGTCCGCCAGAATGTATGCCTTCTTCTGAGCCTCTGTAAGGTGATCGGCAAAGACACACGGCACTTCGGGAATGTTCTCAGCTTTTGCCGCCTGTATTCTTCCGTGACCTGCCAGGACGTTAAAGTCCCGGTCGATAATTACCGGATTCACAAAACCGAACTCACGCAGAGAGGAGCGGAGTTTCATGATCTGCTCCGGTGAATGTGTGCGTGCGTTATTCACGTAGGGGATCAGCTTATCGGTGCTGACTAGCTGAAATTCTGTAGTTGTTTTCATGGGGTTCCTTAATTCTTCCTTGAGCGGAGCAGACGCTCCATCATGTCATCAGCCGGATTCGATGCTCCCGACACATCCGCAGAGCAGTTTTCCTTCACGATGCTGTAAATCTGAAACCAGAGCTGACTGGTCTGTTTCTGGTAGCTGTGGCTCATGGCCACAAAGGGACTCTGAATCACCGAGCTCGGGCATGTCGGGTGCTTGCCGCACAGACCGAACTTAGTGACCGCCTGTTCGCACTGTTTCCATCTGGCAAATGCCACTGAATACTGCTCGATGAGTTCAGAGCTCACCAGCCGGTCACAGCCGAGTCGGGCAAGCCACCGGTAGGTCTTGGTGTAGGTTTCGGCAGCACCGAGCGGTTTTCCGTCACGCTGGAGTTCCGAGAGGTATTCATCCGGCTTTGGAATGTCCACTCCCTCCGGCTCATCACCGTCATCGGGAGTGATGTCAGGTATGTCGATTTTGGTTATGTCCCGGTGTCCGAGATTGCCCTCGAGGAGTTTTTCCAGGAGAGCCTTTGGCTTACGTCCGGCACCCACTCGGGCACCGCCGCGGTTGGTTCCGTCTTTGGCCATTAAAAATCCTTATTGTTTGAAAAAAATTACTGGTGAGATTGTGGGCAGAATGCAGGTGGTTCAATGGCTTAATGAAAACCACCCGGGGTTATTACCGTTTTTGAAACTGCGTTTTTCTGCGTAGAGGCAAGGGGCCGAAGCTTTTTGATTAAAATTTCAGCGATTTTGACCGCCCCTGGGGCCTAAAAGCGGGATTAACATCGCTATTTGTGGTCGTAATCCTTTACTTTTCTGCTCCATCTGTCGCCCATTTCGCTGTGAATTCGGGCATGACAGGCTTTACATACAGCTTTAAGGTTGCTTATGTCGTGAGTTCCGCCCCGGGAGAGCGGTTTTATGTGGTGGACAGCCTCAGTTGGTGTATATCTTCCCTGCGAAAGGCAGACCTCGCAGAAAGGATGCTCGGCAGCGTAGGCTTTTCGAATTGCTGTCCATGCCTTTCCGTAGCGTTTCCTTGCATTCGGATCACGCTGGTACTTCTCATAGCGTCTTGCTTCTGCTTTGGCATGCTCCTCACAGAACCTTCCGTCAGTAAGTCTCGGGCATCCGGGGAAGGAACATGGTCGTTTCGGTCTCTTTGGCATGGTTTTCTCCGGGCATAAAAAAAGCTCCACCACCGACAGGAAGCAGAGCTGAAAATGAAAAAGCTCCGAGGGATTAAACTCAGAGCTTTCATAGTTCGTTTCATTACGTCGATTATAATAATATCAGCCTAGTAATGTAACATTCAATCACATCATGTAACATGCCGAAAATTTTTTTAATGCCTCGCCATGTATACGATGAATGTGCTGCCGGGTAAAACCGAAATCATCTGAGATCTTCTCCCATTGTTCGTTGAAGATGTACCGCTTGATTAAAATATCCTGGTACTCGTAGTTATCGACCTTACGGATTGCTTCAGATATTTCGCACTTCACTCTGACTAAATCCGCCATGTCATCACAAAGTTGACGTTGTAGTTCAATGATCTTCTGAGTACAGTCCTCAAGCTTGTAATTCGTGGTTGTGCTCTTGGGAATATCAGAATAAGTCACCGTGCAGTTATTCACCAGACTCTTGTAATGTTCCAGATGCTCTTTCAGGATCTCGATGTGTTTCTCCAAAAATCTGCCTCTCATCAAAAAGTCTTTTGCGTTCATACGTTTCCTCCTAAATCTGCTTTAACCGCATCAATCAGTGCGTTCTGAGTTAATTCCTTTTTCGATAATGCCTTAAGCACTCGCTCGTCGATGGTTCCTTTGGCAATGATGTGTTGGATCACCACAGTGCCGGAGGTCTGTCCCTGTCTCCAGAGTCTGGCATTGGTCTGCTGATAGAGCTCCAAGGACCAGGTAAGACCGAACCACACCAGTGTCGAACCGCCGGACTGAAGGTTTAAGCCGTGACCTGCTGACGCCGGGTGAATTAAAGCCACCGGGATTTTTCCGGCATTCCAGTCGATGATGTCTTTGGTGGTTTTAATCTCCCGGACATCAAACCTCTTTCTGATCCTCTCAAGGTCGTGCTTAAACCAGTAAGCCACCAGAAGGGGATTGCCGTTGGCTGACTCGATAATGTCTTCCAGGGCATCAAGCTTGCGGTCATGGAATTCCACGATGTTTTTGGTATCGTCGTAAATCGCACCGTTGGCAAGTTGACTGAGTTTATTGGTGAGGGCTGCTGCGTTGGGAACGGTAATCTCCTCATCGGAAAGAGTCATCACCAGCTCAGACTTGAGTCTCTCGTACTGCTTTCGTTCATCATCTGACAGCACCACCTCGTACTGGGTTGAAATCAGTTCAGGCATTGAGAGGTGGTCGGTACACTTCATGGATATGGTGATATCCGAGATGCGGCGGTAGATTTCCTCCTCGGCATCAGGGCGGAGCTTGTAGGAAAACACCTGCTGACCATTCCGTTTGTCTGGCATAAAGAACGCCTCTCTGTATCTCGTGATGAACTTTCCTAGGCGTTCGCCCATATCAAGCAGTCTGAACTCAGACCATAAGTCCATCAGACCGTTTGATGATGGAGTACCGGTAAGACCTACGATGCGCTTAACCTTAGGACGTACCTTCATCAGAGCTTTGAAGCGTTTGGCGGTGTGGTTCTTGAAGGAAGACAGTTCATCGATAACCACCATGTCGTAGTCAAAATTACCGCTCTCGACAAGCCACTGGATGTTTTCCCGGTTGATGATGGTGATGTCGGAATTCTTTGCAAGAGCCGCTTTGCGTTCTGCCAGGGTACCGACAGCCACGGCATAGGTGAGGTGCCTGAGATGCTCCCATTTGCTGATTTCCATCGGCCAGCTCACTTTTGCCACCCGGAGAGGACCAATGATCAATGCTTTGCTGATCTCGAAGGAATCAAACAACAAATC